AATCCCGCGAGAAAGCACAGTGTCACGCACTTTGTTGAGCACGCGTTCGGAAAGTAGCTTTTGCCAACGCTTGATCGTTCTCATCGCCTGCGCAATTTCAATTCGCCCGGTGTGCCCGCTCAGCGCCGACATGTCGTAAACAAACCCGTACGGCAGGTTCAGCCCCATGGAAATTTCGCGAACCATCACCTCGACCAGGCTCATAAACGCGCCGTTAGGACGAGTCATTGGAGGCGTGAAATTCACCGACTCGCCATCGGGAAGACGCAGGATCTTGCCCGGCTCCATGGCCATGGTATTTGGTCGGCCTTCGGCGGCAGAGCCTTGTTTATTCCAGGCCGTCGCGCCCGTGTTTTTGAATGGATCCGAGGTGGAAATAACTCCGGCGTGGGACGACTGCCATTTGGCCGCCTGCTTTTCAGTCAGGTAGATGTCGTAAAGATCGCGGGCCGGTGCCAAAGCCGTCGCCAGCGGTGTCACTCCTCGATACTGATCGACGCGCAAGGCGTCCATGAAATGAATGAAGTGGTCCGCCGGGACGTTTGCTTCGAGCTCGTATTTGTTAGAGCGAAAGCGCTTGAATATGTCGTAAGACACGGGCGCTCCAAGGTCGTCCAGGTGAATGCCCCCGATATAGTGGGTGTCGTTGGCCTTTAAGCTTTCGTTCGGGTTGCCAATTCTGTCGGCTTCAATGGGTTGAATTTTGATGGTTTCCTCGTCGAGTTCGACAAAGAGCCAGCCGTGATCGCCGTCGGTGAGCATCCCCCACATCATCAGCCAGACCAGATCGCCAAGACGATAACGCCCGGTGATGTCGGCTGTCTCGCACCACTCGTGAAAGTAGTCCTGATACATGCCGTCAAATTGTTCGTCGCCGGTCGAAGCGATGTACTGGACTTTGTCGGCAGTGTATTGCACTAAGCGCGACACAATGCCGCGCAAAATGGCAAAGTTGCGCACCATATCGCGAGCATCCCACATCAGCGCGATGCGGTTGCGATGGCTCCTGTAGTTTTCGGACGCAGCGTTTTTTGCAAGGCCGCCGGAAAACGAACGACGTGTGCCAGGGTTGGCCATGTCATAGGCAAATTCGTTGAGGCGACCACGGTATGCGAGCCGCTCCATGCCGAGCTTTGGGCTGATGTAGCCGATCGCTCGATCCAAAAATGTTGGGCCGGATGGTTTATCCATGGGTCAGCCCTCCAAAATCAGGCACGCCGTATCCAATTTCGTCCACGGACCGGCGCTCCCTACGCACGCGGATTGCAGCGTGAAGGCGCTCTTCGATCCCGGCGAGGTCTTTGGTGTACCCCTTGTCGCCGATGTTTTGGGTCGTGTAAAACGTCGCCTGAGCTTTGAGCCGCGCAATTTCTGCGTTCAGCTCTTCCGCGTCGTATTCGTCGCGGTAAATTTCTTGCCAATTTTTTGACCCCATGTCGTGACGTGGGATGTCAACCTGCGGGCGGGGCAAGAACACCCGCTTCTCAAGCCCAATCCTTGCACGCCTGAGCTTGAGGCGATCCTGGCTTCGCGTGTGCGCAGTCATGGCGAGCCTTGAACGAACTCTTGCGGGCCGTGTTCCCAGATTTTCCAGTTACTTTGACACCGGCTTGACCCCAATGGATTTTTTTAATTGAGCCGTCGGGCTGCCTGGCGCACTTCATCCATTTTTTCCCCTCTCTGGTGGAATGCGCTTTCTGCGTTACTTTTGTGCACTGTAGCATAAGCAAACGCGCAGCAAACTCTACAACGCGCCCGTTGCTTGCAAACTGAGCCGTCGGCGCACCAACGTCTTCAGCCTGTCCGACTTCTTTCCAAGTGTTGTAATGCTTCCGGATACCGTGAGCCAGGGCAGGGGACAGGTGGATGATTTTTTGAGACTGAGCCGACATTTCGTAATCTCGCACCGACTTGAACACCGGTGCGTGTGGGACTCCACCGTCAGTTTTGCGAACGTACGAGATAGTTGCCTGTTTGCCGATTGAACCTTCGTGAGCCACGGCTGCCGGAGCTTGAACCTTGAACGAAGCACCGTCTTTATCCTGGACGGTTAGAATGCCGTGAGTCTTGCCCTTTGCCGCGCCAGTCACCTTGAACTCGGCATCTTGCCAAGGCTTGCGCTTTGTCTGCACTCCTTCAGGAGAGTGGAGCACTTGTCCTTCATACCCCGAGGATACGGACTTGGCAAAATGAGCATCGGCTTGAGCCTTGGAGTTGATCACGGTCCCCTTGACGTGTTGGATGTGCTCGCTAGCGTCCGGTTTTGGGTCGGTGGTTGGAAACAGGTGGAACTGAAGCTTTGATTTGCCACCTGCAAAAGCCGAAAGCGTGTCATCGAACGACTGCCCGTGCTTGTAGAGTTCGCCCTTTAGTTCGCTGTCCGGGTTCTTCTGAAAATGCGGTTGCAGCGCTTCGATGATGTGCTGCTGCGTCTTTATTTCTTTGCCAGACTTAGAAAACAGGCCGTCTTTTGTGGCCCTGGCGTAAATACCATCGAGTTTTGGAGAGACGATTGTGCCCTTGGCGATGGTCGCGTCTTCTGCGTGTGGCTTCATGCTAAAGTGTTGAACTGTCAATCTTGGTCGGCAAACTCATCGCCGAGTTGTTGTTCGTCCGGCTCTGATGCTGGAGCCTCTCGAATATATCCAGTGGCCTGCTGAGTGTCCGTCGCATCAATTGTTTCGTCCTCCAAAATTCCGCCTGCGAGAGCCATTGCCAACCCCATGAGCTCCGTGTCGCGCAGATGGTTGTCTTTCCGAATCTGTTTCCAATAGTGAACTAGCCGCCCGGTGATCGGAGCGATTCGAGTCATTTTTATCTCGGAGTTTATCTGCCGGATGTAGTGGTTACTGACGGTAGAAGGCACATGAAATTTTGTTGGCTGAGTGTGTCGCAGAATTTCCAGCCGGTCCTTAACTCGGTCGTTTGACCAAAAAATGTACATTGCGCGTTGGTTGGTATCGCTTTGATGAACAGTGCCGACGTGAGGATCGCGATATTGTACCGGCGAAAAGTCCCGAATGACCCGAGCTCCATTTCCCAGTGTGTGAGAAAATCCTTTCTTGTCTGATCCCCACAAACCGCGCCAATCGTTTTTGACAATTAGCCTGGCTGACTCGTTAGGCCGGTGTGCCATGTCGATGCCGACTCGATGCGGCTCAACCTGATGCTCAGCCTGTAATGCCTCCAGCTCTTCGCTTGTTTCCACTCGCCCCTCCCAAATTAACCAACTTTCGGAGCCGCGCCCCCAATATCGAATCAGCGCCCAATAGTGGCCTTCCTGACAATCGATGGTCATAATGGGAATGCGCGTTGTTGGCAGGTCGCCCAGCGCAAAGACCGTTGTGTGCACCGGCGTATCGTCCGTTGCGCGTTCGTCGTCCCAGACTTCCGCGAGCGTAGAGTTGATGAAGGCGTGGCGTCGCGTCATTGAACTTTTAGTTTGAAGCCATTTCACGGCCAAATTGCCCCAAGTGGTTTCTTTCAAGGCCGCGTAGAGCGAATTGAGGTGATACGAGCGGCGCCCTGGTGATGCGTTGAGATTGTGCGCTCGCCATTCACCGTCGCGCAACATGGCCGTTTTTTGGCCGTCGCGAACGTGAAACTCGCAGTGCTGGCATCGGTAATAAGTGTTTCGACGTACCAGTTCCAAATTCCATTCACCGTCGATTTTGCTCTCCGATTCGTCTTTATCCCACCAGCGAACATTCGCCCATTCCAACCGGATCATCTCTTTACAATTTGGGCACGGAACGTAAAAGAAACGCTGATCTCCCGAGAGAAACTCACGCCAAATTTCACCGTGAGCCGTGGTCGGTGTCGACGTTTTGACTCGGAGAGGGTAGGGGAACGTCTTGGTGCGCTCCTCGGCATTCTGAAGAGCACCGGCTTCCTTGTCACCTTTGAGCTCATACTTGTCGATTTCGTCGAGTAACAGCAGGCCAGCCGGTCGTGACGCAAGGTTTGCCGGGGAATTGCTTCCGACAAAAGTCAATGTGGTCTTGTGGAAGAACTGCTCCATTGTTTTCCAAAGGAACCGGTCTTTGGGCTTTTGAAGTTTCAGTGGAAAGCAATTCTCCACCATCGGTTGCCAACGGTTTCTCGAAAAGCTTTTGCACAGGTCAGCATTTGGCATGACCCACAGAGTGTTCATGGCGTCGTTTACAATTTTGTAAGCTGCGCCTCCCATGATGACCATCGTCTTACCGGTTTGAGTGCCCCAGCACAGACTGAGATCGGTGACGTTTCGGTTGCGAAAAGCCTCCAACGGTTCGCGAACGTACGGACGAAGCAAAGTCCGAAATGGACCGGGCGTTGCCGTCTCGCGCTCAGTCAGTGTGACGTTTTTCTCAAGCCACTGCCAAACCGGCATGTCCGGAGCACGCCCCAGAACTTGCCACATCGAGGCCGATAATGCAGCGACGCCGGGAATATCAGCAGGCTTGCTCATAAGCGGCTTGGCTTTCTTCGATGCACTGTTCGATTTCTTCGGTGATCATCATTTCGGCCAGCACATCGTCGCTTGGGTTGGCTTTTGCAGCCACTCGACGTGCGACGCTCCGTAACCGAGCGAGCATTGGCAACCAGGCACGAGAGATGATCTGTCGAGCAGCGTCGATTGAGATGAGCTCTTTTCGCTGCATCTGCAACTTGAGGATGGCAGTTTCGGTCTGGACCCTATTTTGGTGAGCCTTGTTGTACGAGTTAACGTAATTCTGCGACGCCGCTGCTTGATGGTTTTGGACGACGGCTTGAGCGCATAGCGCTTCGACCTGAATGGCCATTTTCAAACTTTCCTCCAGCGACTCCAAGTGGATTCCGAGTGCAATTGGTTGCGCTGCCGATTTCGATGCTGGGGGAATGAGCACCGCTTCTGATGGCAGCGATCTTGCCCCTTCCGTTGACGCTGGCGCTGGCCCCTTCGACCGGTACCCAACGCCGAGTTTGGCGTTTGCGTTTCGCCAAGCGGTCGCCGCTTCAACGCTCGATGTGTCCAGCCCGCGAGCCACGAGCTTGTAAACGTAAGGCCGACCAACGCCCCAAGCCGCTGCGATCTCGGGGATGGGGTTTTTCTTTTTCGGGGGTTTCTCTTTCGGCACACCTAACTGTCACCTGTCAACATTGTCACTTGTCACCAGAGCCGGGGGTTTCGATGGGGAGCGTTGCTTGAATTTTCAACTTTGTCCCTGACAAACCTTTTTAAGCCTAGACGCAAGAAGCGCAGGAGCTAGTGTTTTGCACTATGTTGTTGCATAATCCCGAGTGCGTAATCCGTAACTGAATATTCAATGAACGAACCAAAATGGTATTATTTCAACGGCAACAACG